ATTGGCATTGCGCGACATGGGACGATGTTATTCCCGTCCCTGCCCAGCGAAAGGGCTGCACCAGCCACGTCCTGCACCCTGACCTTGTGCCGTGGCAGCCGATGGAAAGCCCCGACGGCATCATGGGCGTCTGGGAGATTGACGGCAAGGTCGAGAAGAATGGCGACCCGGAAGCCGGAGGACGCACCTGCTTTGACCTGATCAAATCACAGGTGCCTTTCTGTTGCTTCGCGATTACCAGCGCCGCGCCATCGACATGCTTAACGACTGGTTCACCCGCCATTCGGAAGGAAACCCATGCCTTGAGATGCCGACCGGGTCGGGCAAGTCTCACGTCATTGCGGCCTACTGTGAGGAGACCCTTCGCGAGTGGCCGGAGACGCGCATCCTGATGCTGACGCACGTCAAGGAACTGATCGAACAGAACGCGGCGAAGATGCGGGAGTATTGGCCAGCCGCGCCGTTGGGGATTTATTCCGCTGGCCTGCGCCAGCGCGACGCCTCGCAATCGATCGTGTTCGGCGGCGTGCAAAGCCTGGCGAACAAGGCCGACGAGATCGGGCATATCGATCTTCTGATCGTCGATGAGGCGCACCGCATCCCGGCGGGCGCTGCTGGGCAATATCGAGACCTGATCGACGATTTAACAAAGATTAACCCCGCCCTGCGCGTCATCGGCCTGACGGCAACGCCTTACCGGCTGGGCCATGGCATGATCACGGACCCGCCGGCGCTGTTCTCTGGCTTGATCGTTCCTGTAACTTACATGGAGTTGCTCAAGCTGGGCCACCTTGCGCGGCTGACTTGCAAGCGCACTGAAACCACTTACGATCTGGACAATGTGCGCCGTCGCGGCGGGGAATATGTCGAGGCTGATCTGGACGCTGCGGTCAACGATCTCAAGACGAATTGTGACGTGGCAGCCGAAATCATCCAGCGTGCTGGCGATCGTAAAAGCTGGATCGTCTTTGCTGTCTCGGTGGCTCACGCCTATGGCTTGCGGGATGCGCTTCAAGCGCATGGCATCAGGGCCGCAACCGTCGTTGGGTCTACGCCATCGGCAGAGCGGGCAGAGATCCTGGCGGCTTTCAAGGCTGGCGAAATACAGGCGATCACCAACGCCAATGTATTAACAACCGGGTTTGACGCACCAAACGTGGACCTTATCGCCGCATGCCGGCCGACGCTGTCCACTAGTCTTTACGTGCAGATGCTGGGCCGCGGCACGCGCACGGCAGAGGGGAAGAAGGATTGCCTTGTCCTCGACTTTGCCGGGGTTGTCTCGACGCATGGGCCTTTCGATAATCCGCGTCCGCGCAAGCCAGGCCAGAAGGGCGGTGACGCCCCGGTCAAGGTCTGCCCTGAGTGTGACGAGCTGGTCCACCTGTCAGTCATGACTTGCCCGAATTGCGGCCATGTGTGGGAGCGCAAGGGGCCGACACTTAAACTGCACGATGACCCGATCCTGAGTGACGCGGCAGACCAGACTATTCCCGTGACCAGCTGGAACTGGTCGGTCGAGACCAGCGCCGCCGGCAAGAAGATGTTGTCTGTGCGCTATTATCCGCGCTCGCTATCGCAGCCGGTCATCCGGGAAAACTTCGTGGTCTGGCATGGTGGCAGCGCAACCTACATGGCAATGAAAAAGCTCGCGGCAATTGCTGCGCGGGTCAACGGGACGATATCGGGGATCGACAATGGTATTGATGAACTTCAGAGCTGGCCGTGCCCGAAGGAAATCAGCTTCCGCCGGAACGGTAAGTTTTACGAGGTCACGCGCAGAAGCTGGTAGGTCGGAACACGTTGAGCAACGCGAGTTTGTGAGCTGGTTCCGGCAGACCTATCGGCCTGTTCGGATCTTCGCCATCCCGAATGGGGAAGCGCGCAGCAAGACGAGCGGCGCAAAGCTCAAGCTGGAAGGCGTCTCTGCTGGCGTGCCGGACCTGTTCGTCCCTGCCTGGTGTCTATGGGTCGAGATGAAGCGCGCCGATGGCGGGACAGTGTCAGCCGTGCAGAAGGATTGGCATAGATATCTAGAAACAATCGGCCATAAGGTCATCGTCGCGCATGGGTTTGAGGATGCGAGGGGGAGGATACTCAAGATTGTTGAAGGTGCGCTGACCACTGGGTCGCCATTGCCTCGGCAACGCCGCTAAGCGTGCGGGAGCGTTCCTTCCAGCGATCGGGGCCGGGTGGCATGTGATGGACGCGGGGCTCGCGGCCTTCGACAATGTTGGTCGGGACCAGCGGGGGGAGGTTCTTGAGCCAGAGGCAGGTCGCCTTGGTTTCTCCGTGGCCATGCTGCCAGGGCTGGAGGATCTGGTCAGGCTTGCGGATCTTCGAGCTGATAACGCTGATCGGGTTTTCGATGGCAATGAAGGGGATAGGCGCGGCCATCAGGAGGCGGACGAAGTCCAGCGCCTCTGCCTGCTCGGTCGCCTTTTCCTTGAACCAGCGGGCGCCTGAGACTGACAGGTGCGTGCAGGGCGGATGGGCGACCATGATATCCCAGCCGAGGTGGAGGATATCGCGCACGTCACGCTGGAAATGCGGGCCAGGTTCCTCGCTTTCGAGCAGATCGCAGGAAAAGGCCGTGCAGCCCTGCCCCCGGAATGCGTCACGGACAGCGCCGGAATATTCGCAAGCCACCAGAACGCGCAGCGGCTTCACTTCGCCCACGTCTCCAACCCCACCTCACCCTTTGACACTTTGTGTATAAGCAGCATCAGCTCATAGCTAGGCCGCGCCTTGCCGCGGCGCAACTTGCTGATGTGCGCCCGATCGCGGGCAAATCGCTTGGCTGCTTCCGCGTCACTCAAACCAGATTTGATTAACCAGTTTTCAAATGTCATGCATATTGTGTGCATCAAACGCCGCTTGCGTGTCAATAAATAATTGCACGGTTTGCACAATTGATGGTTGACGGCTTGGGCACGATATGCACAATGGGGTCATCAGAGGGAGAGACACATGATCACCGCCATTGAAGTTCAAGCCAAACAAATCAGCCTTGCTGGCGCTGCCGCAGGTGCGAATATCTGGGACGCCATCGAGAGTGCAATCGAGGCTGGCCTGCCCGCCAGCAAGGCCCGCCGCGTGTTTGACGGAATGCTGGACGCCATCGTTGACGACCTGCCCGATGACGAGTGCCCGCTGTTTGTGGCGTCTGCCTATGAGGTCATTCCCGCCGATGCCACGTCGACCGCCGAACGCGCGGCGATCGACGCCGCAGCATGGGCCGCGTGGACGGTTTATGTCGATGGCCGCGCTGATGATGCCGCTGCGCAGGTTGCTGACTATCGTTTCGACTGCGCACGCGACGAACGCCTGCTGGCAGGTGCGAAATGATCGCCATCCGCATCACAGCCCGACAGATCATTGACGAAATAGCCGCCGCACATGACATCACCCGCGAGGATATGATCGGGCCTCGCCGGTATCCGCATCTTGTCGAAGCAAGGCGTGAAGCCATGCGCCGCGTTCGTGATGAGCTTGGCTACAGCTACCCGCAGATAGGCCGGATATTCAATCGCGACCATTCCAGCGTGATCTGGAGCCTGCGCGGCGGCCGTTTCAATCAACCCAGACAGGAGAGAGCAGCGTGAGCAACATTGAAACAATATCCGCATCGCTCGACGACGCCGCCAAGCTCATCGGCCAGCAGCGCCTGCGCATCCATGAGTTGATTGAATTGCTTCATCGCTGCGCCGAGTTTATCGACGGCTACTCCGATGTTGTCGATGGCGACTACGGCGAGCCCGAACCGAACAAAGCCATGCGCCTGCTTTCAAAGATCAATGAGGAAATCACATGAACCTGCACGCCGAACTACGCGCGCTCTCGCAGCCCGCTTTCGCGCTCACAGAGCATCTCTCACGTAGCGCAGAGGTCCGCACGTTCGATCTGACCGGATGGATGCGTCCTCGGCAGCACATCAATCTGGTGCGCTCTACGTGCGCAAAGCTGCGGAGGGCGATTTGAGCGCGTATCTTGAGCTTATAGCGGCCAAGGTTGCTGCGTTTGAACCGCATGGCTTTGACCCCGGCCCGCTTAATTCTGCACTGAAACCGCATCAGCGGCACGCAACCGAGTTTGCGTTGCGCGCTGGATCTGCGGCGCTGTTTCTGGATACCGGCCTTGGCAAGACGCTGTGCGCTCTAGAGTGGGGCAGCAAGGTTGTTGAGCAGACCAATCGCCCCGTCCTGATGCTGGCGCCGCTCGCCGTGTCTGCACAGCACGAACGCGAGGCCGTCAAGTTCGGCCTTGAAGCTAAGTCGATCCGCGAGCCTGAGGAAGTCACCGGCAAGCAGGTCTACATCACCAACTATGACCGTCTCGCCAAGTTTGATCCGTCTGTATTTGGCGGCGTAATCCTCGACGAGTCGTCCATCCTCAAGAGCTTCACCGGCAAGACGACCAAGGCGCTGATCGAAGCATTCGCGCGCACGCCATATCGCCTATGCTGCACGGCAACGCCCGCTCCGAACGATCACATGGAGCTAGGCACGCACTCAGAGTTTCTTGGCGTCATGCGTCAGAACATGATGCTGCAACGCTGGTTCATACATGACAGCATGGACACCGGAACATGGCGCATGAAGGGCCACGCGACGACTGACTTTTGGTCGTGGGTCGCGTCGTGGGCACGCTGCATTTCAAAGCCATCCGACATTGGATTGTCCGATGACGGGTATGTCCTGCCTGAGCTGGATGTGCGCCGGCATGTGATTGCATCGGATCGCAGCATCGATCGGGGCGAGGAAAAGGAAGGGCAGGGACGCCTGTTCCGTATGCCCGACACCAGCGCTACAAGCATTCATCGCGAGAAGCGCATGACGACCGACGTTCGCGCCGACACCATCGCGGAAATCGTCAACGATAGCGAAGAGACATGGGTAGTCTGGTGCGACACTGATTACGAAGCTGACGCTCTGACGGCTCGTATTCCTGGCGCAATCGAAGTGCGCGGGTCCATGTCGCCGGAAGAGAAAGAGGCGAAGCTTGTCGCGTTTTCGACGGGCAAGGTTCGCGTCATCATCACCAAGCCGTCGATCGCAGGCTTTGGCCTCAACTGGCAGCATTGCGCCCGCATGGCCTTCGTTGGCCTCAGCTTCTCGTATGAGAGCTTCTATCAGGCTGTGCGGCGTTGCTGGCGCTTTGGGCAGACGCGGCCTGTGCAGGTTCATGTGGCCTGCGCCGATACCGAAGAGGCGATCTGGCAGACCGTGAGCCGCAAGGCTGGCGATCACGACGCCATGAAGTCCGCAATGTCTCTGGCAATGGCTCGCGCTGTCAAACATGCGCCGGTCGAAGCCTACGCGCCGAAGAAACCAATTCAAATTCCGGGATGGATGTAATGACTTCTGTAATAGCTCAACACGCTGGCGAGCATTTCACCGCATACAATGCGGATTGCGTTGAGATTGCCAGCGCTCTGCCGTCCAACAGCGTCGGCTTCTCAGTCTATTCGCCGCCCTTTGCGCATCTGTTCGTGTACTCGGACAGCGAGCGCGATATGGGCAACGTGCGCGATGAAGCCGAGTTTAAGGCGCTTTATCGGCATATGGTCCGCGAAAAGTATCGCGTTACCAAACCAGGCAGGCTGACGGCTGTTCATTGCTCCGATCTTCCGCGCACGAAGTCGATGCATGGCGTTGTCGGGCTCTATGATTTCCCTGCCGACATTCGTGAAGTGCATGAGGCAGAAGGCTGGACCTATCATAGCCGCATCACGGTCTGGAAAGACCCCGTAGTCGAGATGCAGCGCACGAAGGCTCTGGGCCTGCTTTACAAGCAAATTCAAACGGACAGCACGCGCAACCGTCAAGGCATGGCTGACTATGTTCTTGTCTTCCGCAAGACGCCGGCAGACGAGAGCGAGAGCGATAAGGTAGGGCAGGACAAGAACCTTTTCCCCGTCGATATGTGGCAGCAATGGGCATCGCCCGTTTGGATGGATATCCAGCAGACGAATGTTCTCAACGGCAAGCTCGCGCGTGAAGACAAGGACGAGCGTCACCTTTGCCCGTTGCAGCTTGATCTGATCGAGCGATGCATCCGGCTCTGGTCGAACCCGAACGATATCATCTTCAGCCCCTTCATGGGCATTGGCTCCGAAGGCTGGGTCGCGCTGAAAGCCGGGCGCCGGTTCGTCGGGTCTGAGCTGAAGCCGACCTACTTCAAGCACGCCGTTCGCCACTTGCAGGAAGCCGAACGCGAAAAGACTGGCGGCAGCTTGCTCAATCTCATGGGGACAGCATGACCGCCACCATTCACACGCTCCCCGTCATCCCTATCCGCGCCATCGAAGACCCGTCTATCCGCTCTTACTCGGAAGCATTCATGCGGACCCTGCGCACGCACCCGCACGCGGAGCGTATCCCAATTCATCTCTACATGGCGCTGGTGGATACACTCGACGCAATCGTCACAAGGATGGAACGCAATGGCTGACGCACTAGACACCATAATTGCCCTCACACCATTCATGGCGTTCTGCGCTTTTGTGCTTGTAGTGAGTGGACTGATAGCGCCTCGCACTGAACACAAGGAGCCGGGGGAATGACCCGCGCCAAACAGACCGGCCCCCGTGTAAATGCGCTTGCAAGCGCAGCCCAGATCATCTCCCAGCGCCAGACATGCGAAGGCTGCGTCGGCCTGCGCACGCATCCGCGCCCGATGTGTCAGCTTGAGGCGTCGCCCAACTTCCGCATGGTGCGGGATACGTATCATACCCGATGCCAGGCGTTCACCGTCAGTATGCAGACGGTTGCGCCGCCCGTGAAGGAAGCCCCGCCCATGTCACGGGCGCAGGTGGCCGGCGAGGTTCCGAGGCTCAAGCGCAAGCGGACCTACACGACGGGAGATGTGGCGAGGAGGTTGGTGTGATGGCCGAGCATGAGGCGGTAGAGAAGGTGGCGAGGGCCATCTTTGCAGAAGATGGACCGCATACGCACCCGTGGGAAATGCAGCATCCGCACAGGATCAATGAATTTCGCACGATGGCCCGCGCCGCCATAGCCGCCATGGGCGATCCGCAAGAGTTTGAGCAGATGGAAGCGACCGACGAGGATGGCTGGACCGACTGGATACACCCGCTCCCCGGCTACCGCATGAAGTGCTGCGATTGCGGGCTTGTGCATGAGATGGACGCCCGAGTTGGTCGCGTGCTCCAGCGCAATCCTGACAACCCAGAGCATTTCGGTTGGGACGATGAGCCCGACGCCGACCTTCAAGTCATGTTTCGCATGAGGCGCAAGTGACCGACCACGCTGAACTGATCGCGATGCTACGCGAAGTTGTCGAAAGCGGGATGGCGACAACCTATGACGACGACCTGAACGCTGCGGCGGATGCATTAGCCGCACTCGTGGCAGAGCGTGATGCGCTGCGGGAGGCGCTGAAGCCGTTTGCGTCTCAGTCGCGGGTCAGCAGCCTGACCGAAGAAGCGATGATACTCCGCGCACACGCTGCTCTCGCACAGGGGGGTGAGACGTGAGCCCCGACGCCTAAGCGCCGGGGTCATGCCATCAGCCCCGACGCGG